ATGGTTGTGAGTGGGGTAAGAAATGAAACCAACTTACCCCATTTACATTGTGTCTAAGGGTCGCTGGGAATCCCGTCTAACGTCAAAGTCTTTGGATCGTATGCAAGTGCCTTATTGGTTAGTGGTTGAGGAGCATGAGTACAAAAATTACGTCAATGAGGTGGGAAAAGATAAGGTTTTAATCTTAGACCCAAACTATCTCAAGAATTATGACACTTTTGATGATCTTGGGGATAGTAAATCAAAAGGGCCAGGGGGTGCTAGAAATTTTGCATGGGATCATTCTATTTCCATAGGTGCTAAAAAGCATTGGGTCATGGATGACAATATTTATAATTTCTATCGTTTTAATAGAAATGCCAAGAATATTTGTAATAGTGGCGCATTGTTTAAGGCAAGTGAGGATTTTGTAGATAGATATACAAACATTCCTATTAGTGGCTTGAATTATTGCAAATTTTGCTTTGCAAGTGAGGTTTACCCACCATTTTTACTCAATACTAGAATTTACTCATGTTTGCTTATTGATAACTCATGTGAGTATAGGTGGAGAGGTAGATATAATGAAGATACCGACTTATCTCTAAGAGTTCTTAAAGATGGGTTATGCACTCTTCAATTCAATGCATTCTTACAAGAAAAAGCCACAACACAACGATTAGGTGGGGGGAATACGGAAGAATTCTATGCCCATGAAGGCACTATGAATAAATCAAAAATGTTGGAAGAGATGCACCCTGATGTTGCGTCTGTTACTTGGAAATTTAATCGCTGGCATCATCATGTAGATTACACACCATTTAGGAGGAACAAACCCATTATGAGAGAGGGGTTAAACATTCCAAGTGGTGTGGACAACTATGGGATGGTGTTGGTTAATATTAACACAATGGAGAGAGTTCATGTATGAATTAACAACGGACAAAAAACTACTAAAAGAATTAGAAAATTGTAGGAATAAAGCTAAAGGATATACTTATATTATGTCCAATCCAGCTCATGTTGGTTGGTTTAAAGTGGGTAACACAAATGACCCAAAAACTAGGCTATCTGTGGCTAATCGCTGGTCACCTAAAAAAGATTACAAAATAGAGCATCAAGTTTTCACCAAAGATAAGAAACGACTAGAAAAGGTAATGCATCAATCATTGCGCCATTATGGGGTAAAATATTCGGATGAGTGGTTTCAATTTGATTGTGAAAAATTAATAAATCTTTGTAATAAGCTTGCTGAGCATGAAACATCTTGGAATGAGTACGATACATTTAGCTTTGTTCTTCCTCAATCAATTAAATACGAAATTTATAAGCCAAATTTAGGGGATGCAATTGAAAGGTTAGAAAAATTTACAAACAAATTAGATCAAGGTGATACATGAGCTTATGTCCTAAATGTCAAAGAGATGCATCAATCTTTATTGTCAATGATGATATCTCATTATGTGAGGATTGCTTTCGATTGGAGATATTATTTGGAGTGGACAATATTGAGGTTCATAACACAAAAACAATGGGGGTAAGTAATGGTACAACTACTAGAGATGAGCAATAGAATGTTCCTCACTTTCCTTAGAGTTCCTCAAAAAGCTCTCATGAATTCAATGAAGGTTATTTCCTTCCTTAGAGGTACTTTTCCCTCTAAGGGAAAAACCTTCTATGAGGAGAGCTTAAATAGGGGTCTAGGTTTCCTCACTTTCCTCACTTTTCCTCACTTATGGGGGTTTGGAGATGGGTAAGTTTAACTCTCATTTTAGTGATTATTATTCTTTGAGAACTATCATTGAGCATTTGGATCAAATTGTGGAAATCATGGAAAAGAAATATGGGATTGATCAAACGTATCTCAAATATGTTGATAAGGATTTGAAGGAGAAGTTTCTTAAACAACAAGAGAGGCTCATAAGAGCCATTAAAAGAGAGGATAATAAAAATATCATTGAGCTTGCTAGGGGCATGATCAAGGCATTCAAGATTGTTGATGGTATTTGTGAAAATCAAAAGGTGAAGAAGATTGATAGCAATGTATGGCAAATCAAACATGATGGATTACCCAAAACAATTATCAATGTGAGTAGATACAAAAAACAGCTCCCTCTTGGGCAACATGAGGGTCAGGTATGGATTAGTTTAGAGGGATTGGTGAATACCATTCCAAAGTCCGTATTTATAGCTAAAGAGGAATTTAAGGGGGCAAGGGTAGTGAAAGAAGTTGATGAGTTCTTTGATGACCCAATTCCATTTTAAGGTAGGTAATGAGAGTAGATAAGATTAAAGGCAAGAAACATTGTACTTACTGTGGCAAATCATTTGGGTTTTCTTACTCTAGGAAAGCTTTTTGTTCTAACATTTGCTCAAGTCGGTATAGGAGAGCTAATGAAAAGCTAAGTAGGAATAGACCTATATCACTAGCTTTTATTCCAAAACATTTAATTCAAGAGGAGCAGTAATGGATATTAATAAGAAAATACAAAATGAAATACTTGAGGCAAGTAAGCTACTTGATCAAAGAGGTGAAAGTTATGGGAATGCTATTGTCAATCATGGGGATATTAAGGATTTCTTTAACCTTGTTCTCAAGAATAAACTAAGTGAGGATTTAGTTGAAACAGATGTGATCTTACAAATCATAACACTCAAGTTAGCTAGGTTAATGAAATCACCTACTCATTTGGATAGTTGGCAAGACATTATTAACTATTGTGGCATTGCGATAGTGATAAATAAGAACAACAAATATCAAGATGAAATTGTTAGAAGAACCATTGAGGAGTTTAAAGGTGACTACACAGAAGAAGCATAAGGAATACTTGAAGGGGGAGGAGAGGGGAAAGTATTATTCTATTGTGGTTGATATGAAACCTAATGAGTTCATTGATGTACCTAGTGATG